ATGATGGTGCACCGCGGGATTGTGTATACGCCGCTGCCCTCGCAGGCGCGGTTTCACGAATCGGGGGCAAGGTTTAAGGGTTTTTCGGGGCCAATTGGATCGGGGAAGAGTGCGGCATTGTGCAACGAGGCGTTGCGGCTGGCGTATTTGAATCCGGGGCGGACGGGGCTGATGGGTGCTCCGACGTTTGCGATGTTGCGGGACGCGACGCAGGCGGCGCTGTTCGAAATTCTGGGAGACAACGAGATCCCGTACGACTTCAACAAGGGCGAGAACCAGTTGACGTTGAAGGACACGGGATCGAAGATCCTGTTCCGCTCGTTGGACGACTACGAGCGGCTGCGGGGGACGAACCTGGCGTGGTTTGGGGTGGACGAGCTGACGTACACGGCGGAAGAGGCGTGGACGCGCCTGGAGGGGCGTTTGCGGGACCCCAAGGCAGCGGTGCTGGGCGGGTTTGCCGTGTGGACGCCGAAGGGATTCGATTGGGTGTACGAGCGGTTCATCCACAACCCGGTGGACGGTTATGAATGCGTGCAGGCGAAGGCCTATGAGAACCGGCATTTGCTGGAGAAGATCCCGGATTTCTACGACCGGCTGAAGAAGAGCTATGACGAGACGTTTTTCGCGCAGGAAGTGCTGGGCGAGTATCTGAGCCCGAGAGACGGGATGGTGTACCACGCATTTGACCGTCGGGCGAACGTAGCGGAAGTGAGGCGGGACGAGCGGCATCCGCTGCTGTGGTCGCTGGATTTCAACGTGAATCCGATGAGCTCGGTGGTGGTGCAAGTGGTGGACGGCGAGGTGCGGGTGTTGGACGAGATCGTGCTGAGCCGGGCGAGCACGGAGGATGCGTGCCGGGAGTTTGCGCGGCGGTATCCGGGGTATCCGGCAGGATTGCGGATCTACGCCGATGCGTGTGCGTCGCACCTGCAGACGGCGGGGACGAGCGACAAGGAGATCATCGAGCGGTTTTTCATGGCGCGGGGCAGGCGGCCGGACTACCGGATCCCGAAGAGCAACCCGGCGGTGAGGAACCGGGTGTCGTTGATGAACGCGAAGTTGAAATCGGCGGAGGGCAGCATATCGCTGGTAGTTCATCCGAAGTGCAAGGAGCTGATTCTGGACTTCGAGCGGGTAGCGTGGGCGGACGGTTCGAGTGAGATCGAGAAGGGGAAGGACCAGAAGCGGACGCACTTGAGCGACGCGCTGGGGTATTTGGTTTGGCAGGAGTTTCAACCGGCCAAGACGGTGGGCGAGCGTGGGGAACGACTTTATTGGTAAGGGAGCGACAACACAGTGTTCGACATCAACCGAGAGCATCCGGAGTACAAGGCGTGGAAAGCGATCTGGCCCAAGTACAGGGATCTGTACTGTGGGGGGGAGCAGTTTCAGGCGAACGCGGGGGAGTATCTGATCCGGCGCCAGAAGGAGCCGCCAGACGTATATGGGGAGCGCGTGGGCCAGGCGTTCTATGAGAACTACCTGGGCTCGATTGTGGACTGGTATGCGGCGACGTTGTTCCGGCGTGAACCGATATTGACGTATCAGGGCGCGGACGAAGGGGCGCGGCGGTTCTTCAACACGTTTTCGGAGGACTGCGATCTGCGGGGCTCGACGTTGAGCGATTTCTTCCGGCGGCAAGTGATCGAGGCGCTGGTGATGGGCCGGAGTTACGTGGTGGTGGATTTTCCGCGGAGCTCGAAGGCGTTGGAGACGCGAGCGGAGGAAGAGCTGCTGGGGGTATCGCGGGGGTATTTGTGCGACTACCCGGCGCAGAGCCTGATTCACTGGCAGCGCGATTCGCGCGGCGAGTTTGAGTGGGCGGTGCTGCGGAGCGAGCGGCTGGTGACGGCGGGGCCTGAAGGCGGCGAGGAAAGGAAGGAACGGACGTGGGTGCGGTATGACCGGCAGCGGTTTGCGGTGTACCGGCAGGTGGAGCAGGACAGCAAGGCATCGGCGCCGGAACTGATCGACGAAGGGCTTCACGCGCTGGCGGAGATGGGGCAGGTGCCGGTGTTTGAGTTCTCGCTGGGCGACGGGATGTGGCTGGTGAACAAGGCCGCGTCGCTGCAACTGGAGCACTTCAACAAGAGCAATGCGCTGTCTTGGGCGATGACGATGGGGCTATTCGCGATGCCGGTGATTTACTCCGGCAAGGACTTCAAGGCGATGCTGGGCGAGAGCTACTACCTGCAGCTGAACCCGGAGGACCGGTTTGGCTGGACGGAGCCGGAGGGCCGGGTGTTTGAAATTGCGATGCAGAACATCGACCGGCTGAAGGATGAGATCTACCGGGTTTGCTACCTGATGAGCCAGGCTGGCGGATCGCTTTCGAAGACGCAGGCAGTAACGGGGCTGAGCAAGCAGAGGGATTACCTGATCACGCAAGAGGTGCTGCGCGGCTTTGGCGACCGGGTGAAGGACGTTCTGAAGCGGCTGCTGAAGGTACTGGCGGCGGCGCGGAAGGACGAGATCCAGGTGGACGTCTCCGGGCTGGACGAGTTTGACATTGGCGAGTTTGGCAGCGAGTTGGACGATGCGCAGAAGCTGCTGGCGATGGGGATTCCGTCGAAGACGTTGCAGGCGCAGGTCCACAAGAAGTTGGCCACAAAGTATCTGTGCGACGCGAGTCAGGAATTGAAGGACCGGATCGCGCAGGAAATCGACGCCGGCCTGTAGTGGGCCGGCGCCGACCGAGAAAGAAAGGACAGACATGGATCAACAGTCACAGGGCCAGGAACCCGGTGTGCCCAAAGCATCGCCGGCGGACAAGTGGAAAGAGATCATCCGGACAGTGATCGATGAGTACGTGACCGGGGAGCGGCGACAGACCGAGCCGGCGTACAAGACGGAACTGCTGGACGAGCGCCAGCGGCGAGAGACGCTGGAGCGCCGGGTGAACGAGTTGGTGGAAGAGAACAAGCGGAGCCGGCAGATGGCGGAAGAGAGCGACCGCGGCGCGCAGATCAAGACGGAGTTGCAGCGTCTGGGCGTGCAGAAGGTGGACATGGCCTTTCGCATTGTGAAGGACGAGATTGTGCGCAGGCCGGACGGCGGGCTGGTGGCGAAGACGGCGGATGGAGAGCGGAGCGTACGGGAGTATCTTTCGACGTTCGTGCAGGAGAATCCGGAGTTTCTGCCAGCGAGGATTGCGGGCGGCAGCGGGGCATCGAGCCCGCAGCGGAGTGGCGGATCGAGTCCGTCAGTGGACCTGGACAAGATCAAGCCAGGGATGAGTGCGGAGGAGCTGCAGCGCGTCCGTGAGCACATCTCTCAGGTGGCGATTCAGAGCCTGAGAGGCGAGTAGCGCAGCGGCTCAGAGCGAGCGTTGCGCGTGGAAGAGTAAGACGGAAGAAAAGAGGAAAAAAGAATGGCAATTATCACTTCAGCCAATCTGGCGAACGCCATTGTGAAGCTGGTGGCGGTGGATGCGCTGCCGGCGCTGAGCGGCCACCTGGTGATGGGCAACCTGGTGACGCGAGACTTCGAACCGACGCTGGCGACGGCCGGCGACACGGTGAATGTTCCGATCCCGCCGACGATGGTGGCAAACAACATCGCCGAGGGCGGATCGGTGCAGGCGCAGAACCCGGATGTGGCCAATGCGCAGATCATTTTGAACACGCACGCCGAGGCGACGTTCCAGATTCCGGACGTGACCAAGGTGATTGCGGTGCCGGATCTGCTGCGGTTGTACATGCAGCCGGCGATGATCGCCCTGGCGGAGAAGGTGGAGAGCGACCTGCTGGCGCTGTACTCGCAGTTCACGGCGAACACGCCGCTGGGCACGGGCGGGTCGGCTTTGACGGAAGCCTCGGTGGACGCGGCCGAAACGGCCTTGTTCAACGCGAAGGTTCCGCAGACGCAGCAGAAGTACCTGGTGGTGGACGGCAACGCCTACGGCCAACTGCGTCAGATTTCGCGGTTCAGCGAGTATCAGACGGCGGGCGACGCTGGCCTGAGCGCGCTGATTGAGGGCAGCATCGGACGGATCAAGGACTTCTACGTGTTCCGTTCGCAGTTCGTGAAGAAGACGGGCTCGGCCCCGGTGACGACGAACAATGTTGCGTTTGCGAAGAACGCTCTGGGGTTGGCGATCCGGCGTTTGCCGCGGCCTTTGCAGGGGACGGGCGCGATTGCCGAGTACGCCGAGTTGGGCAACCTGGGCATGCGCATCACGATGAGCTACCAGCCGAACACGCTGGCGCAGCAGTTCACGGTGGACATGCTGTACGGCGTGGGCGTTCTGCGGAATGGCCATGGCGTGCAGGTGCGTAGCTAGGGCTACCGCTCCCTGACGGTCGCGGCTCGGAAACGGGCGGCGTTGGATGCCGGGCGGCGTTGGATGCCGGGCGGCGTTGGATGCCGGGCGGCGTTGGATGCCGGGCGGCGTTGGATGCCTAACGGTGTTTGGTGCCGGGCGGCGTTTGGTGCCGGGCGGTGTTGGATGCCGGGCGGCGTTGGATGCCGGGCGGTGTTGAGCGCCGGGCGGTGATTGTCGTGGGTCTGTGCAGATGGAAGGGACAGGCTGAGAGGCCTGTCCCATTTTTTTCGGACGGAAGGAGAATCGCAATGGATTTGAGAGGGTACTACCTGAAGTTGCAGGAGATGGAGCGCGGGATTACGGCAGATGACGTTTACGTTGTGAGCCTGGCGACTCCGGACGGTGGCGTAGCGGGGGTGCTGACGCAGGCTCCGCGGCGAGTGGCTTGCCAACTGGTGGTGGAGGGCAAGGCACGGATGGCCACGAAGGCTGAAGCGGCGGCGTTTGAGAGCGATGAGCGGGTGAGGCGGGAGGCTCTGGCGGAAGAGGAGTACAACCGGCGGATTCATGTGCATGTCGTTACCGGCGCGGAGTCCGGCAAGCGCGGCAAGAAGGGCTAGGAAAGAGGTTCACCATGGCGTTGCTTGTAGACGGAGATCTGAACCGGATTGAGGACTTGAGGGCGCAGGACACGAGCGTAATGGATGTGGCTGCGAGCGAGGGCATCGATCTGGAGGAGAAGCTGAAACTGGCCTGGCAGGAGGTTCAGGCAGAGGTGGAGTTCTTCCTGGCGCAGGAGGGCGGGGCGGCGTTGGAGCATGTGGCTGTGAGCATGGCGATGAAGAGCTGGCACGTGTGGAAGACGTTGGAAGCGGTATACCGGGATGCGTTCTTCAGCCAGCTCAACGACCGCTACGGACAGAGGTGGCGCCACTGGGTGAGCATGGCGGAGAAGCAGCGGGTGCGGGTGCTGGAGATGGGGCTGAAAGTGATCAGCCGGCCAGTGCGGCGTCCGACGGGGATGGAGGTGGAGATCACGGCGGGCGAGCAGCCCGCGGGGTCGTATTGGCTGCAGGTGACATACGTGGATGACAGCGGGCAGGAGAGCGCGCCGAGCCGGGTGAGAGCGTTGGGGGCGGTGGGGCCGCATGGATTGACTGTGGCGGCGCCGGGCACGATGCGGTGGAACGTGTACGCGGGGACGTCACCAGACGCGGTGACGCTGCAGAACGCCGAACCGATGGCGGCGGGGACGACCTGGGTGATGCCAGCAGTGGGGCTGTGGGCGGGCCGCGAAGCGGAGAGTGGACAGATTGCGGACGGCACGGTGCGGCGAGTGCCCCGGAACTGGAGGGGGTGAACCATGGCGTACTCAACGATCGACGGAGTGGCCCGGTTCCGGGCGTTGCTGGAGGCGAGCGAGGCGCTGGCGGATCTGAAGGTGGAGTTTGTGCGGGTGCCGTCGGATATACACGAGAAATCAGTGAAGGCGAGGAGCCCGGTGATTCATGTGTATTGCGACCAGATCGAGAACAGGCGGACGGAGAAGTTCCGGCCGTTTTCCGGGCGGATGCGGTTGGTGACAGAGGTGCGGGTCTCGCAGGACCGGCTAGAGGGAATCACGGAGGCTCTGCATGTCTATCTGGATGCGCTGAGGGAAGTGGTGGAGCAGAGTGCGGGCTGCGCGGGCGATGGCATGTATTTGGACGGTGAGTACGAAGTGACGATTGAGGCGGTCCGCAAGGGCGGGCTGAACTATCAGCAAGTGGCGAAGATCACCTGCTGGGCGATTCTGAACAGATCCTAGAGGACGGTGCGAGCGATGGCATGTTACATATCGACGAAACAGAACCGATTCTACGCGGCGCTGGAGAACAGCTACGGCACGGTGGCGGCGGTGACGGCGGCCGACCGGTTCACGGGGAAATCGCTGAAGATCCAGCATGAACAGGAGCGGCCGAAGCGCCGGGACAAGACGGGGACGCGGACGTACCGTGGAATTGCGGGTGCGCTGCGGGCGCGGACGAAGTATGAGCTGAAGACGTATCTGTACGGGCGGGAAGCGGGCAGCGCTGCTCCTCGCTTTGGCGCGCTGTTGGAGGCGGGACTGGGCGGGGCGCCGCGGGTGCAGAACAGCGGGCTGGCGGTGACATCGATCTCAGGCGCGCAAGTGACGTTTGGGCAGGGGCACGGGCTTCAGGCGGGCGACGCGGTGGCGCTGGCCGGAGAGATCCGATTCGTGATGTCGATTCCGGACTCGCAAAGCGTGCTGGTCAATGCGCCGTGGACACAGGGGCAGACGGCTGGCGAGTTGACGGGCGGGGCGGTGACCTACGGCTTGGCCGCGAGCGTGCCGGGAGTCAGCCTGTATGACTGCTGGTCGCCGGCGGCGGCGGTGCAGAGAGTGCTGCGGGGCGCGGTGGTGGATGAGACGCAGTTCCGGGTGAGCGGGGATTTCCACGAATTGTCGTTCAGCGGCGAGGCGGCGGACGTGCTGGACAGCGCGAGCTTTGAGAGCGGAGTGGGCGGGCTGACGGACTTCCCACAGGAACCCGTGCTGGAGGATCTGCTGGAGGAACCGGTACCCGGGCACCTGGGGCAGGCATGGATCGGTGGCTCACCGAGCAGGGTGTACACGCTGAGCCAGGCGCGGGTGACGGTGAGGAATCGCATCGAATTGCGGGGCAACGATTTTGGCACGCTGCTGCCGCGGTGCGTGGTACCCGGCGACCGCGAGGTGCTGGTGGATCTGGAGTTGTACAGCCAGGACGGCGGGGTGTTCGACGAGTTGTACCAGGCGGCGCGGAGCCGCACGGCGGTGCCGGTGATGCTGCAACTGGGCGAGCAGGAGAGCCAGTTGTGCGGGTTGTACATCCCGAACCTGATCCCGGTAGTGCCGGAATTCGTGGATGAAGAGACGAGGCTGAGGTGGCGTTTGCAGGGATCGATCGCGGTGGGGACAGTGGAGGACGAGATCTATGTCGCATTCGGATGAGACGGCGCGGTACTTGAGCCACGAGTGGGTGGAATCGGCTGTTGTGCCCGGGGTCAGATTTGCAATCCGCAAGGTCTCGCTGGCACTGCGAGCGGCGATCACACGCCGAATCCAAAGGCTGCTGTCGGAACTGGAGTACCGGGAGGGCGGCGAGGGGCTGGAAGACCGGTTGAGTGCGGCAACGGTGGCAGCTGAGGTGGACATGGCGTACCTGGGCTGCGGCCTGGCTCGCATTGAGGGTCTTGCGATTGATGGAGAGCAGGCGACAGCGAGCACATTGGTGGAGAGCGGCCCGGAGGCGTTGAGCCGGGAGATTGCGAAGGCGATCCGGGACCGGTGCCACATGACGGAACCAGAAAGAAAAAACTAATCCTCGCATTCCACTTCCATCTTTCGAATCCAGCCGGGTGGCGATGCGGGGCGTGTAGAGAGCAAGGGCTAGACAAACGGCGAGCTTGCGGATGGAGCGGGGGCGGCGGGGCTCAGACGGGAAAGATCGTCTGGGCCAGCGGCGACGTGGTGAGCCACGAGTGTCCGCGATCGGCGATAACAGCGGCGAGCGTGGCGTGGCTGGAGATGTTTGGCGGGTATCGGGTATTGGGCGGCCAGGCGATGAGCGAATGGACAGCCAGGGACGCGGAGGCGATGGCGTTACTGCAAGAGGAACTGGAGAAGGTACGCAATGAATCAAGAAGCCGGTAGTGTGCTGGACCTGTTGCGCCAGGCGGTGGAAGCGGCGGCGGGCGCGGGCATTGATGTCAAGAACGGGCAAGAGGGCCTCTCGCCACAGGCTCTGGCTGGCGGGGATGCCAAGACGGCGGCGAGCTTGGGGTTGCCACAGACGAGCAGCCCAGCACTGGCAGGCATCGTCAATGGACTGGCGGGACTGACGAGCGGAACAGCCGAGAAACCGGCGTGGACAGAGTGGGTCTCGCGGATCAATCCGATTGCGGGTCTGATTGCGGGGTTGTTTTCGGGAGGGAGTGATTCTAGCGCGGTGGAGCAGCCAGTGGTGAACTACCTGCGACCGGAGAGCCTGCGGCTGGATGCCGGCTTTGACGGCGCGAACGATCCAACGATCAGCGCAGTGGAGCGGCAGGAAGGTGGCCAGTACCGGCCAACGGCAGCCGCGAGTGGCGGGCCGCAGGTGGTGGTGCAGGTGCAGGCGATGGACTCCAAGTCTTTCCTGGACCATACCCCGGAGATTGCGGAAGCGGTGAAGCGGGCGTTGCTGGAATCCAACGGGCTCCGCGACGTGCTGGGGGAGTACTGAGCGATGCCGGAGTTTCCGAGACTGAATAGCGGTGTGACGACGCAATATTCGTTTCGCAGGATTGTGCGGCGGAGTGTTCGCACGCTGAAGTTCCTCGATGGGAGCGAGCAGCGCTACGCAACGACGAGGCAGGGGCGGCGGTGGGTGGTGGACCTGACGTTGCTGGCCGAAGGGGAGGCCGCGCGGGTGGACGAATTCGCCCGGCAGTATTTCGACACGCTGGAGCCCTTTGCGTTTGTGGATCCGGTGGATGGGCGGACGTGCCCGAACTGCGTATTGGAGGGCGGCGAGCAGCGGCTGCGGGCTGAGGGTGAAGGGCGGCACATGACGCGGCTGATGATTGCAGAGGAGTTGAACTGACATGAACTACTACCCGATTCAGGAGACGGGCGCGGCGGCTCAGTTCCCAATGGTCCGCGCGCGCCGCTGGCAGAGCCTGGAGACGCGCACAGCCGGCGGGCACGTGGCGCGGGGGTTGCAGCCGGAGACGCGACGGGTGCACTGGCAGTTGGACTATGTGGACCTCTCCGACGCGGAAGCGTCCGCATTGATGGACTTGTTTGAGCAATCGAAGGGCGGGCTGAAGAGTTTTGCGTTTGTGGATCCGCTGGAGAATCTGATGCGGGGTAGCGAGGAGCTGGGACAAGGGCACTGGATGATGAGCGGTGGTGTCACGGTTGTGGAGAGCGGCACAGAGTCTCCAGCAGTGTTTCAGGTGACGAATTCCGCCCAGGCAGCGGGCACGGTGGGGCAGACAATGGCGCTGCCTCCAGGGGGCAGCTTCTGCCTGAGTTGCTGGATAGGGGGCGGCGCGGGGCAAACGGTGGGGTTGCGGATCGGCGGGCACTCGCGGCAGGTGGTGACGAACGGCGCGTGGCAACGGGTTTGGTTTACGGCGCCGAGTGAAACCACGGGCGATACGCTCTGCGGGTTGGAGGTGGGAGCTGGCAGCGCGGTGGAGGTGCACTCGATGCAGTTGGAGCAACAACCGGCGCCATCGGGGTATCGCGCGGGTACGGCAAGTGGGGGCATCTATCCGGAGACGCGATTTGAGCAGGAGTCTATGGACGTTGTGGCGACGGGACCAAACAGGAATGCGGTACGAGTGAAGCTGGTGAGCCGGGTGACGGAGTAGAGCATGAGTATCATCCACACGAAGAAGCGCGAAGAAGTTCTCGACACGCCAGTACTGGTGTTTGACTGTACATTGGGCGACGGGAGCGTGGAACGATGGAGCAGCCATCGGGTGACGGCCGATGGCTACGAGTACGAGCCGCGCCTGCTGAGCCATGGCGATTTCCACCTCGGGTTGGTGGGCGAAGAGTCGTTGGACGCGGGGTCGCGATTTCACGTGACGCTTTCCAACGTGGATGGGCGGATCTCGCAGATCGATCAGGCGAGCGGATGGAACGGGGCGAAGCTGCGGGTGCGATTCGGGTTTTTCGATTTGGAGAGCGGGCAGGCGGCATCGGAACTGAAAGCAGTGTTCCTGGGTCTGGCGAATCCGGTGGAGGAGTTGTCTGAGGCGACGGCGCGGCTGAGTTTCGTCAACCGGCTCAGTCAATTGCGCTCCAGCATGCCTGATTTGCGCGTTCAGAACCGGTGCCCGTGGCGGTTCCCGGTATCTGAAGTAGAGCGGACGGAGGCGGTGGATGGCGGAACACGCGGGCGGTATTCCCCATTTCACGGGTGCGGCTACTCGGCGGGAGTGAGCGGTGGCGCCGGGAATCTGAGCAACGGAGTGCCATTTACGAGCTGTGATCATAGCCGTGCCGATTGCGAAGCGCGGGGAATGTTCCGAAGCGACCAGCAGGGGAGCGGGACGGCCCGGTTTGGCGGTTTCCAGTCTCTGCCGCCGAGCGTAATGGTCCGGGGGTACGGTGAGAAATCCAGCCGGCTGTCAGAGGCTGTGGACGGTCGTGCGCGTAGCAACGACGCCGTGCCGCTGGTGTATGGCACGGGCTGGGTGAGCGCGCCGGTGATCTTCGCGCGAAACGACGGGAACCTGACGCACTGCGAAGTGTTGGTAGCACAGGGGCCGATAGATCAGATCCTGCGTGTGGTGGCCGGCGGAATTGTTTTGCCGGCCGGGGAAGCAGGTAAAGACATGACGGGCACGGGATGGTACAACGTGCTGAGCATGGGGGGACGCAACGGCGGAGAGAATCTGGATTTTGTGGATGGATCCGGAGTGGCTCTGGGTGATCCGCACGGTGGTATGGCTTGCTTATCGGTGGTAGTCCCAAACCGGAACCTGGGTAATAGCGGGCTGCCTCGAATTGAGGTGCTAGTCGATGGGCTCCAACTGCCGCGGCACGACGTTTCCGGGGCGGCGTTGCCGGCTGTGTTTACGCGAAATCCGGCATGGGTGGTGCTGGACCTACTGAGGCGAAACGGCTGGCGCGATGAGGATCTGAACCTCGCCTCGTTTGCCGCTACGGCGGCCTATTGCGACGAAGGCGTGGCGGCGCCGACGGCGGGGGGGGGAACGCGGCAGACGGCGCGATTCGAGGTCAATGTGGTGATCCAACAGCGGCGCAGCCTGGTGGAACTGCTACGGGGCTTGCGGAGTGCGGCATCGCTGCTGCTCACCGTGGACGAAGACGGGCGGCTGATGGCCAGCCCGGAGACTACGATAGCGCGCCAGCACCCGGTGAAGGGTGAAGGCAGTAATGCCATGGCGGCAATCTCGGGCGGGTGGCCGGCCTACGAGTTTGGGGACGGCACGGGCGGGTGTACGGGTATTCTGCGGATGGAATCGGGCAAGTCGACCTTTCGAATCTGGAGGCGTGCGGCGAGCGAGGTGCCGAACCGTTTGACGGTGGAGTATCAGGACTCGCTGCGGGAATATGCGCAGGACACGTTGTCGCTGGTGGACTATGAAGAGGTGGAGCGGCGCGGGATGGAGGCATCGGCGCCCTCGAGCGCCATCGGACTGCCACATTTCGACCAGGCTGCGCGCATTCTGCGGCTGCAATTGCAGCGCGGGATTGCGGGGAATCACTTCATAGAATTTGAGTCGAGCGTACAGGCGTTTGGGCTGCGGCCTGGTGACCTGATTGCGGTGACGCATGCGCGCGAAGGGCTGGACAGAGCGCTGTATAGGGTGTTGCGTCTGACGCCTTCGGTAAATTTTGAGCGGGTCAAAATTGTTGCGCAGCGGCACGAAGACCGTTGGTATGCGCTGGCAGGCGCGGAGATGGCTGCGGATGCGGGCGCATGGCAGGAGGCGGCGGGCACGATTAGCACTCCGCGGCCGCTGGCGGGGCGGGTCCGGACGGCCGAGGGCGAAGAGGCATTTGAGCTCCAAGAGCAGTCGCAGGTGGCGTCTGACGGTGGCGCGAGTGTGATGCTGACGGTGAGGTTCAATCCTCCGCCGAAGCGCGGACTGGCCTCAGCTCCGGCGCCGCAACTGGCGTTGACTCCGGAGATTCATGCGGCCGGCGGGTCGTTGGTTGGTGGAGTTACCTACTATTACGCCCTGAGTTCGGTGGATGGCGGCGGGTTGGAGGGTGCGTTATCGTACATCGTACGTGCGCCCCTGGCGGCGGGCACGGAGGGGGGCTCCGTGAGGCTGATCGGGATACGAGGGGGCGTGGGTGCGGCGGCGGTGCGGGTGTATCGGGGAACATCACCACAGCGGCTGAGGCGGGTGGCCGAGTTCGATGCCACGACCAGCGAGTGGCTGGACACGGGCGTGGCGGAGAGTCTGAATTCGCCAGTGGATGACAGCTATGACCATGCACGGATTCTGTGGCGAATGGAACTGCTGCCACCGACGAATGCTACGGAGTTCGGCCAGAGCACGATCGGGAACGGCGAATTGGGGTTTGGCGAAAACGAGCTGCTGGGGTGTGTGGTGAGAGTGGTTTCGGGCCGTGGTGCGGGTCAAGAGCGCACGATTGCCAGTCACTCGGCAACTACGCTGACGGTGGAAGGAAAGTGGCGGACGGAGCCGGATTCCACGAGCAGGTTCGTCGTCGCGGAGGCGGGATGGAACTCGGCCGGAGTGACGAGCACGGCGGAGAGCACGTTCATCGGGCCGAATCGTCCGGACGAGGTGATCGAGATCGTCGGCCTTCCCGTGAATGCGCTGGGTGTGGAAGGAACGATCGAGGATGCGCTGGTCACCAGGCATGTGCTGATGAGCGGCGCGGGCGCGGGTGACGCGGATGTGCCGGGCGCGCCATCGTTTGCGATCTCCACATTGGGGCGCGGAGAGTTGGAGATTGGCGGCATTGCATTTGAGACGCTGGATAACACGCGGACGATCGAATCGGGTACGTTGCGGGTGCACTATTGGGACGAGATGAAGAGCCCTTCGAGCTTGGCGCTGGCCACCGGAATCGATGGCGCGGCATCCTTCCTCGACGTGACGGGAACGGCGCCGATTGACGCCGGCGATTTGCTGCAGGTGGGTAGGGAACTGGTTAGGGTATTAGCCGTGGCGGCCGGCGGTCAGCAGGTTGAGGTGGAGCGAGGGATTCACGACACATCTTCGGCAGGTCACTCACTGGGAGAAACGGTATATGTGCTGAGCCGTCATGTGCTGGTGTTTCCATTTCCTGCCGGATTCTTTGGATCATCGGCGGGCGCCGGATTCCTGCCGAGGATCCCGCTGCCTAACGCAAGAATTGCGGCAGTTGAGTTTTTCGCCAGCAATCGTTTTGGAGACGGCCCCGCATCGGCGCAAAACTACACGGCGTCGACGGAATCGGGACTGCGGACGATGGCAGGGGGGCAGTATGTGATTCAATTCGACGGCGCGCTCGCGGTGACCAACTCGATAGCGCCGCCGCTGGTTACCGACGGCAAGAGGGTGGTTCGGGACGTGCGGGCGATGGTTGGTCAAGCGCCAGTGGGCAGCGCGCTGGTAGTGCGGCTAAGAGAGAGCGGAATTGACTACGCTGAGTGCGTGATTCCGCCGGGTTCGCGATGGTCGAACATTGTGACTGGTTTCGGAAGGCGGCCGCTGGCGGACGGAGCGGAACTGACGGTGAGCGTCGTATCGGTGGGGACGGCAGCCGGAACGGATCCGGGTAGAAACCTGACGGTGACAGTTCGGTTGTAG